GTCCTTGACTTGGAAATATTCAACGGGTTTGCCGTTGCCGTCACTTGGAATAAGATGGGAACCATTGCGAAAATGGAGCATATTCCCTTTGAAAAGATTCGTGTGGACAAGGACGAGCGGATGTTCCAAGTCGCTGACTGGTACAACGACGATATGGTCCAACTCTACCCAAAAATCGGCGATGTAGAGAAAATCCCTGCCTTTGATGCAGACAACCGCATCGGCAAGCAACTGTTCTACTATCGGGTCTATGCAGCGGGTGTCAAGTCCTATCCCCTCCCCGAATACATGGGAGGCTTGGCTTGGATAGAATGTGATGTGCAGGTATCCAATTTTCACAATAATAATCTACGAAACAACTTTTGGGGCGGGTATCTCATCAACTTCAATAACGGAATCCCAACGCCCGAAGAACAGGGCGACATTGAGCGGCAGATTAAACGCAAGTTCAGCGGGACTGACAACGCTGGCCGCTTTGTGGTGACTTTTAATGACGATGTCAGCAAGGCCCCGACGCTTGAACCGCTCACTCCGTCCGATATGGACAAGCAGTTTGAGATTCTCAACAAGGCCATCCAGCAGGAAATATTCATTTCGCACCGTGTCGTGAACCCTATGCTATTCGGTGTGAAGACCGAAGGGCAACTTGGCGGCAGGCAGGAATTGGTTGAGGCTTACGAGTTATTTAAGGCTACCTATGTCAACGACCGAGTTCGCAAGGTGGAGCGGATGATAAACTACTTGGGGTCGTTCAATGGCGTGGAAGGGATGGAACTTATCCCCGTGGAGCCCATCACCGAACAGTTGAGCGAAACCGCAATGATTCAAGCGATGACACCTGCTGAACTGCGTGAGAAGGCTGGCTTGCCTCCGATTGAAATTAAGACCGAGAGCAGCGTACAGGATGTCATCACGGCCATAAATAGCCTCTCTCCGCTCGTTGCAAACAAGGTGCTGGAGTCAATGTCGCCCAATGAAATTCGTGCGCTTGTGTCGCTTCCTGCGAAGCCTGAAGGACAAGGTCTTGCACCTGATACGGCAACCGAAGTAAGCCCCGAACCAACTGCACCGCAAGGCTTGGCCTCCAACGACAATATCAAGAAACTATCGGGCCGTGAGTACCAAAACCTCATGCGTATCGTTCGGCACTATGCCCAAGAGAAAATCACCTTGGAGATGGCCCGCACCATGCTATCCGCTGGCTTTGGCTTGACCCCTGAAGAGGTCAACACCCTGCTCGGAGTTCAGGAGCAGGCGTTTTCCGAGCCTACATGGGGCGAAGAAGATACCGAGGACTACGGATGGGGGGAAGAAGAATTCAAGGTCTTGGAGGTGGTCGCAAGCAAGTTTGGGAGCAATGCAGACGACTATGTTGTCATGCATTCCAAGCCAATGCGGTTTGATGCCGACTTAGACGACCAGGTGCGTCAAGCCTTCGCAGAACTTGGGGAAGAAGAAAAGGAACTTGACGAGAAAATTGAAAAGTACCGCAAGAAGAACCGAGATGCCTCCGTGGAAGAAATGGCCAAGGAGTTTGGAGTGAGCAAGGCCAAGGTCGCCAAGCGGGTCGCCTACTTGATTACAAAAGACCGTTACCCCATCGCCCGTGCCGTGGACCAAATCGCAGAGCAGGGCTTGCCCAAAAACATCAAGGAAGTGGCCGAGCCAGTACTGGAGGTCCGCTACAAATACGCTTGGGCCGCAGGGTTCAGCAACAAGGACAAACGGACCAGCCGTGAGTTCTGCAAGGTCATGCTGGACTTGGCTGACCAAGGCAAGGTCTACACCCGTGACGACATCAACGGCATTAGCAATATCATGGGCTATTCCGTTTGGAATCGCCGAGGTGGATGGTACCATACCGCCAGCGGAGTGAATCGCCCACAATGCAGGCACATTTGGGAGCAGCAAATCGTCATCCGTAAGGGTAACAAAATTTCAAAAGCATGAAGGCACTATTCATAAGCGAACAAACCCTGCTGGACAATTCGGTCATAAACGAGAATGTATCGTTTACCCAAATTCGTCCCACCATCGTGAAGGTGCAGGAGATGCGGATTCAGCCCATCGTTGGGTCTGCCTTGTATAGCGAAATGGTGACGCAAGTGGTGAGCGGCACGACCACGGCACTCAACACGACGCTCTTGGAGGACTACATCCAACCCGCCATGGTGCAATGGTTGTACTACGAACTCCCGATGGTATTGGCCTTCAAGTACATGAACAAGGGCATGGTCCGCAGAACCAGCGAGGAATCTTCCCAAATGTCCATGGACGAGATTACCCGCTTGACGGACAAAGTGAAGAACGATGCCGAGTGGTACTCCGAAAGGATTACCCGATACCTCATGGAGCAACGGAGCAACTATCCCCTGTTCAACTCCCCGCCATCGGCATTGGACACCATCTACCCGAACGGCACGAACTACAACACGGGGATGGCCTTGGATGCTCGGACCCTGCGCCGTGGTGCTGGGCTTGATAGACCTTGGCCTTACGGATACGACCCCTACTGCAATAACTGTTGAACCCTATGGGAGCGCACTCAAAAAACATTTTGAAATTACAGGCTTATGTCATGGATACGAATAAAGCAAGCACTCCTTGCGCTTGCAAATGCTCACCCGCAGGTAAACTCCTTCGGGACGGGGGACCCGCTTGCAATCGGAACGGACAACACGATAAACCTTCGCACCCCAAGCCGTGAGCGAATCGTCTATCCTCTCGTCTTTGCGGATGTGCAAAGTGCGAGTACTGACCTTGGGAGTTTGTCTCTTGTGGTCGGGGTCTATTTTAGCGACCGAGTGGAATCCATTGCCACGATGGGAGGCGTGGTTTCGGGCAGTCCGACGCTGGGCTGGCAGGACAACGAGGATGAGGTTTTGAGCGACCAACTGCAAATCGCACAGGACTTCATTTCAAGCCTTACAAACGACCCGACGCAAGAGTGGACCCTAAGTACCAGCGTCAGCCTTACGAGGTTTGTAGAGAGCCGTGACGACCGCACAGCGGGATGGGTGGCTACGATGTCATTCCAACTGCCCTACTCACACTCCGTTTGTGAAATTCCGACCTAACCTACATTTACCCTAAAGCAGAAATATGCCAACTCCAATCTTACAACAAATGCTCGGTCAGGGCGGTTCCATGGAATTTGTGGACGCTGCCGTCACGGGCAAGAACTATGACTTCATCGTGGTGAACGCCGCCGCTACCTTCACGACCTTGACGGGTTCGGGCGGTGAGAACCTGCTGACCGCTTACGCTATGTCGGCCAAGTCCGTGTCCGCTGGGATAGTTATTTCAGGCAGGAACGGCGGGAAGATTACTGCCGTCACTCCAAGCGTCGGTAGCGTCATCGGATACACCTTCCTCTAACCATGCTGATAGGCTACGGCTACGGCTACCCCCGCTCCATGGTTATGGGCAAGACCCCCGCAGAACTTGCGTGGGATGCCTTCAATCTTCGTGCTACGACGGACAACGCCCTTCCACCCGAAGCCGCCGTCAGCGGTTGCCTGCAAGCCCGATTCGCTTTGATATTCAATTTTTAACATGCCCACGCCTTCACTTCTACTTGTCCCCGCCCGATTCAAAACGGGGCGGTTGTATTCGCAAATTCCCACCAACACGGACAACCGAGGCGACTTCACCGTTACCCGTAACACGGCGGCAACAAGGTTCGGTCCTGATGGGCTAATTGCGTCCGTAGCGTCGGGGATACCGAGGTTGGACTATTTCACAAGCGGAGGCGTTACGGGGTGTCCTGCGCTACTCGTGGAGCCAGCGGCGACGAACTTGGCCCGTTGGGTAAATCAAATGACCGCTCAAGACACCCCTGCGGCATCGGGAGGAATGACAATAACAACGGGCAGTACGGATTTCCTTGCACCCGACGGAACAAGTGGAAGCATAACCAAGTATGTCGGTGGTGCAGCGAGTGGCACAACTCAAAACGCTTATTACTCAGGCGGTCAAGTAACTGCATCAGCATCGGGTGTTCACACTTTTAGTTTATTTGTAAAGCGTGGAGCAACTAATCCTCTGAATTTTTGTGCGATTAGTTTTGTATTATTTACGGGAGCAAGCGGGACTGCAACATCCTATTTTAACCTCGCAAGCGGTACGGCTATAACCGCAGGCGCAAGCGTTCAAGATTACGGCAACGGATGGTATCGACTATCGACTGCTCCGTACACATTGGCTGCTGCTGACCTATCGGGGCAAGTGTCATTCAATATGGCGGCCACAAGCGGAAGCCTGTCCTTCGCCACATCAGGCGCACTCAACCTCACCGCCTACACATGGGGCGCACAACTTGAAACAGGCTCGGTCGCAACCTCCTACATCCCCACCACCACAGGCACGGGTAGCCGTTCAGCCGATGTCATCTCGGTCAGCGGAGCGGTCAGCGGGTCCATCGGGCAGACGGCTGGAACTGCCTATGTTGAAATCGTTGCAGTTTCGGGGACCAATTCAGGGAGAGTGCTTTCGCTTACGGAATCGGGTGCGCCAACAAATAATCGCATAGCGTTTAATATTGACTCAACAAATCATCGCTTGGATGTCATTGTGCGTTCAAATAGTTCAACACAAAATGGAACCATTGGCTCGTCCGCTGCAACACTTTTGGCGAATGGCGTAAACAAAATCGCCTACGCTTACGATGGCGTTGCGGGTAGCAATGCGTTAGCAATTAATGGCTCGGTAGTTGCAAATAATTCACAAACCTTCGCTTTCGTGCAGGCCCTATCCCGTGTAAATGTCGCCATATTAGAATCGGATTTAACTGTTGCATCAAATCAGCGCATCCGTGCCGTGGCCCTCTACACCACCCGCTTGACCAATGCTGAACTCGCAACGCTAACCGCCCCCTAAGATGGCCACCTTCCGAAAGTTCGCCTTCCCCGACAAGGACACCGCTGACAAGGCTTTGAAAGCCCTGCAACCTTTGGACTTCGCCGTGCAGGTCGGAGAACTGGATGGCCTCGTCTGCGTGGACATTCTATTCCAAGACACCTGCCCCGAAGACCTTGCCGCATTCGTGGTATGGCCCGACCCCGTTGGCGTTCATACATTCCTTGGATGGGATGAACAGTACACGAAGGATTATCAAGAATTTGCAACACCGAATACGAAATAACATTTCACATCATGCGACTATTCCGCAAGCGTAACCCCGATAAACCCAACCTCATGCAATCAGCCATCATCGCCCTCCTTCGCCATTTACTCACCTTCATCGGCGGCACACTCGTAGCCAAAGGTATCCTTGACTCCGCAGCCTTGACCGAACTCATCGGTGCAATCGTTACCTTGGTATCCGTAGGCTGGATGGCATTGAGTAAGTACAAAACACCAACCGAGCCAAAGGCGTGAATCTTATTGAAACGACTATCGTCGGCACCATCAGCGCAATCGTTGGCGGTGGAGTTGCTTGGATTACCAAGGGAAAGTTCACGGCAGATAGCCTCCAGGTGAAGCAAGCCCAAGCGGTGCTGGCTATGTGGCAGGCGACCGCCGAGGCCCAGAACAAAGAGTTAACAGAATTACGCAATGAACTTGTAGTTTTGCGTCAGCGGATAGAGTCGTTGGAGAACACCATCCAGCAACTTGAAGCCGAGAACGCAAACCTCAAATCATTGCAATGATTCTACCACTTACCAAGCATTCCCGTAACATTCACGACCTGACCTGCCAATCGGGGCAGGAGTTTCTTCTTATTAGCGACCTGCATTGGGACAATCCCCACTGCGATAGAGGACTGCTGGCCAACCACCTAAAGGAAGCACAACGCCGCAACGCAGGAGTCATCGTCAATGGTGACTGCTTTTGCCTCATGCAGGGGAAGGGCGACCCACGCAGGAGCAAGGAAGACATCCGTGAAGAACACAACAACGCCCGCTACTTGGACTCCATCGTGAACACGGCGGTGGAATGGTTTGCCCCATACGCCAAGAACTTGCTGCTGGTTGGATATGGCAACCACGAAACCAGTATCATCCACCACCAAGAAACCGACATCCTGCAACGCTTCGCAAGCACGCTGAACTATGCAACAGGGTCAGCAGTTGAGGTTGGCGGCTACGGCGGCACGATAGACATCCGAGTGCAACACGACCCCAATCGGGGGATGAACTTCGTAGTGCATTATTTTCATGGGAGTGCAGGCGGTGGGGTGGTCACCCGTGGAGTAATTGCCGACCAACGCCTACTCGCAGCCACCGAAGGCTACGACTTGACCTGGATGGGCCATGTCCACGAACTCTACTACCACCAAAACATGATTCACAAATATGACCGCCAAACCAAAACGCTCATACAAAAACCTGTTCACCAACTGCGTACTGCGACTTATAAAGAGGAATGGGACGGCGGTTACATGGGCTTTCACACTGAACGAGGAAGAGGGCCGAAGCCTTTGGGCGGATATTGGATGAAACTTGAAACCAGCAGAAATAAGAGCAAAGACAACAAGGGGACCGAACTCCAACTCCACGCCACCTTCACGCCTGCGGATAGGTTGTACTGATTACGCATGACGAACGGGTCATGTGTAGAAAACGGTGTTTTTTGTATATTTGCATTGGTCAGGTGGCGGAATTGGTTAGACGCAAAAAACTGCAATGTGGTAGGTCGAACCACACATTAAACAAAAAAGGCATCAACGCAGAAGTGCGGAAGCGATTGCAGGTTCAAGTCCTGCCCTGACCTCTAAGCGGTGCAGATGTACGAAGTAATCGTACGCCTAAAGTAGCGGATTCCGCTACCTTTCGCAAACTATCCCTCCTGCGTGTCGGAGGCGGTTAGGTACAGGTAGCCGTACTCCTTCTCGGCGTTGAACTGCGGGCAAGCCTTGGTCACGCCTGGGAAGTCACGATGGCCACAAATGCGGGCCTTCGGATATTTCTGCAACCACGATAGCAGGACCCCTGCAATGGCTTGGCGTTGCTGGATGGTGCGGTCGTCCGTGTCCTTGCCTCCGATATAGGACACATGCAGGCTTGTAGCGTTGTGTCCTGCAACCCCGTTGGTGGTTTTGTCATCCGTAGCAAGGGTCGTGATGTTCCCGTTCGCCTCAATAATTTTGTGGTAGCCCACCGACTTCCAGCCCAACCCCTCCTTCCAATGGCGGCGGATGGATGCGATGGTGGTGTTCTTGGGTGTGGCCGTGCAATGGACGACGAGGTGGGTGATATTTCGCATTATTCTTCGGGGTTTAATAGGGGATAGTAGCAGACTGTGTGGTCTTCGTCCTTGGGTAACTGCGAGGCGGAAACTTCGTTAATCCCCGCCCATTGAGCCTTGGCGGGGTCGTAGCCCAGCAACTCGCAGGCACGGCGGTACTCGCACAGGAGGGCGTGGTTCTGCTCCAGGTCAGCGGGGGATATGGCTATCATCAGCCGCTCCAAGGCGTTTGTGAGGGCTTTGGCGGGTCTTGTGGAGTGGTAGGTCATAATGCAAATTTATACGCTTTCGGGTGCATTTATGGCGATAAATGGGAATTTATACCGCATCGGGTGCAGGTCCAAAAAAAAAGTTTCATAAAAAATTGACACAAGAGGTCGCAAAAGGAAAAACCCGTTGTAACTTTGTCGGACACTAAACCCAAAACCATGTCACAAACCATCAAAAAGTACCCCGTTGTCGTTGTAGAATCAGCGATTGACCCCGTGTCCAAAGAAACCTGCGGAGGCGACCACTACACCCTTGTAATTCCAAAGAGCAAGGCAAGAGCATTTTCAATGGCCAAACTATTGAAGAATTTTTACGAGGTCCATGTGTACGAAGAAACCAGCACCGATGTCCAAGGCCATTGGATTTTTAAGAATGGCGTTATGATTGAAAATATGTTCAGCAACTAAAACCACCAACCATGAACCACGAAACCAAAACCAAACTCAAAGCAGCCCTTGCGACGGGCTACATCGTGCTGACCGCTTGCCTCGGCCTCGCATTCTTCGGCAGATTCATCATCGCAATCATCACCAACTAAACCCCCAAAATCATGCACAAATTCAAAACCACCAACATCAAAGGGAAGGACTATGTGGAGGTAAACCAACGCCTCCTGTACTTCCGAAACGAGCCAACCTTCGCTGGTTGGTCCATTGAATCCGACCTCGTTGACCTGCAACCCGACCGCTGCTGCATCAAAGCCATCATCCGTGATGCCGATGGCCGCATCAGGGCAACAGGTCACGCCCATGAGGACCGCACCTCGTCCATGATTAACAAAACGAGTTATGTAGAAAACTGCGAAACCTCTGCCTTTGGCCGTGCCTTGGCCGCCCTTGGTATCGGCATTGAAACGAGCATCGCAAGTGCCAACGAGGTGCAGATGGCTATCGCCAAGCAGGAGCAGTTGTCCGACCTTACGGACAAACTTGGATTGACTCCCGAAGAGCGTTTCAATAGTGTCATCGTTTCAACCCTCAAGAACGACTTTCTAAAGTTGGTCAAGAAACTGCCAGCGGACCAGCAGGAACGCTACATGAAGGACCTGGACCAAATGACCCCCGCCCGATTTGAAAAGGGTATCGCATTCATCCAAAACCAACTTTCTAAAAAATAGACCATGGAACGCACCCTTTTAGAAAAATGCAATGCCGATGTATTCAAGGCAATCCTTGAAGTCAAGGAACAAAGCCCCGAAATTGGCGAGAAACTTATCGCTCTACTGCGAGAGTATCAGTTTTGGTGGCAGATGCTTGCTGGTGATATGCTTTGGTTTTCTGCCCATCTTCCTCGCGAAATTTGGGACGGCAAGGCTCACACCTTCTTCCTCCTCTTTGGGTCACAACAAACCACTCCAATCCAATGAACCACCTCGTAACCATCCCCAAGAGCGACATCAGCAAGGCTGACATCGCCGACATTGCCGCCAACCTCATCCTCCGCATTGAGGAAGGCGAGGTCAACCCCATCGCCGCCCATGTACGCTTGAAGGCGGTTGTGAAGGCCTTGGAGCAAGTCCTCAAATCCACCGAGGACATCGTGCGGGACGAGGCAGAAAAACATGGCAAGACCTTCTCCGCCTTCGGTGCTGAAATCCAAATTAAGGAGGGGGCACTCACTCCCGACTACCAGCACGACCAGGTGTGGAGCGACCTGCAAGTAAGCATGAAGGCAAGGGAAGAACTGCTCAAGATGGCCTTCCGCAACGCTGGGAAAGCCACGGTGTACGACGAAGCGACTGGCGAAGCGGTTCCCGTATGTCCCGCAAAAGGGACAAAACCGAGCATTGCTGTAACTTTTAAAGCCAGTTAAGATGAAAGACGGACAAACTATCGGCCAATGGCTAAAGTGGGATTTTGAGGCCAATGGTTCTTTAGCAATCAAGGACAAGAATTATAGATTTATCTACCGAGAACTTTCAAATGGATGGTGGGCAAAGAGTGAATACGATTTGAAGGGTAATGAAATCTACCATGACGACTTAACTGGATTTTGGGTAAAGCGGGAATTTGATTCTCAAGGTAATCAAATCTACTATGAGAATTCGTATGGTACAATCATAGACAAACGATTTCACGAAGTCATTGAACACAACGGACGCAAATACCAACTAATCCCCTAAACCATGCCCAAACCTAAAGGAAAAGAAATCCAACGAAGAGTCGCCACTATCTACGCTGTGTCGTACCTCGCCTCACGCCCATACAGGGCCACAGAACTCGCCAAAGTGCTTGGGCTTAATATGCGTACCACTTACCGAATCTTAAGCGATTTACGGGCCTCAAATTGGCTTGTCCAAGACAACTGTACCTATTCAATTCAACCAAACAAAATCCAAAGCCAATGATGAAGGACTTCCCCGAATCCATCGAGGATGGCAAAAAATCCGAGGATTTGTTCATGTTCCTCTTTGCTAAAAAAAATGGGATACCATGCAATCCATCAACCCAAAAACAAAACACGGTTGAGCATATTGACTGCTTTTGTGGGGACTGGGCCTTTGATGTAAAGGGACGAAGGAAAAGTAAAAGAGAAAATAAGAACTTTTGCGATGACCAAATACTTTTGGAGATTAAAGGAGTTGCAGGTTTTGACGGCTGGCTTTACGGCAAGGCCGAATACATCGCTTGGGAAATATCCGATTCCTTTCTTATATTTAGAAGGCAAGACCTTGTAAATCACTACGAAGCCAACGAGCATCTTTACGAAAAAAAGAACCGACCAAACACCCATGACTGCTTCGTGTGGGTTCCATTTGACCACCTAAAAACAATCAAATTTTCAATTTTACCTAAAACCACAATCCAACCCATGAGTAACTACACCCCCCAACCCAACACCTTCACCCTGTTCTCCAACGACAAGGGCGACAATC